AGCATGGCTAAGCAACAGGACATATTGCACCGCCTGGCACAACTGGCGCACAAATCGCAAACTACCGTGGATGCCGCTAGAGAGATTGCGGCACTACGCCAGAAATGCGCTTATCTGCAGTCGGCACTGGCTAGCACAGCACACCCAAACACGCTGAAGTGTTTGGCTAATGCCCGGGCAATTGACGATCATAAAGTTGTCGACTTCAATCAAGCCAGGGAGGTAACTCGCCATGTTTGATGCAGCAACCTACTGGCGTGAGCGCCCTATCAAGAAGTTCGTTATTAAGCTGATTGACGGTGACGAGTTCCAAAACTTGCTAGTCAGCGCACCCAACGAAAGCCGTGCTCGAGAGCAGGCACTGCAGAAGACGTTCCTTAGCAGCGAACACGCCATAGTGAAAGAAATACGACTGGCAGAGCCTGCCGACCTGGGCGTTATGCACGTTGACACAATGACACTGCACGACCACGAACGCGACTGGTACCAGGGCATAGCCAAGGATACAGGTCTTAGCCTGGTTGAATATGGCGAAGTTAACGGCACTCGCCACTTCTACCTTTGTTCGATACCAGCACACAGAAAGCTGAACGAGTGGATGAATGACCCGGGCGACGACGAGAACCCGGCCATTGCAAAAGAGCAGCTGCACTCGGCGCTTCGCGACTGTGTTAAAGCCATGCAAAAGGTACGGAGTTTTGAAGGCTCTGATGAAGAGTTTTACAGCGCTTTGCGCATGGCTGAATACCTAACACTGGAACAGGAGGTGGAGCATGCCTAGCGAAACCCAGCAAGCCAACTGCGAAGTAAGCATTGAAGAGGTCGCTAAAATCGCAGAGCGCCTGACAGTCGCTAACGACTCGCTGTTTGATGCAATAGCAGTTTCTGATGGCATGGCCGCCATTGTCGACGGCTTTAGAGACAACAACGAGCCAGGCAGCATTAGCCCGGCTCAGGTCTCAATGCTACTTGAGTCATTACAGCAACGGCTATCAACCTCACTGGTTGATATTATGCAGGCCCTGGGCGACGCCTCTGATGCCATACCGTTCGAGTAACCAACTAACAGCCCGGCCAAGTGCCGGGCTTTTTGTTTACTCCCCCGCCAACTCAATTACTTTCTGTTGTTTATTCTGCTTTTACAACCGCACCCAATAGCCCAAATCACAGCGCCTCGGCACACTTAGCGCATGAGAGAACACATCGCCGACATTAACCGCCGCCTTGAGAACATGCTACGCCTCGGAACCGTTAAAGAGGTTAAGCAGGGCTACTGCCGTGTAAAGACCGGCAACCTCGTTCTGGACTGGCGGCCTTACTGGACTCGTCGAGCTGGTACCGCAAAGACCAGCTGGCGACCAAGTGTTGGTGAGCAGGTTTTAATTTTTTCGCCAGGCGGAGATTTTCACGGCGCGCTAATTGGACCGGCGTTTTACAGCGACGAGAACGACCAGCCCGACGAGCACGAAACTCGCGACTATATCGAGTACCCGGACGGCGCCAAGATAATCTACGACCCGGAGACCAGCGAGCTCATTGCCCAGGGCATTAAAACCGCACTGGTCCAGGCATCGGAAAAGGTGACGGTCGACTGTCCGGAGACAGAAACAACCGGCAACCTGACCGTAAAAGGCAAGCTAACGGTCGACGGTGAGAGCCTGCTGAAAGGCGCTAACACAATGAAAGACGGCACCACCATTACCGCCGGCGCAGAAATTGACGGCATTAAGTTTGGTGAGCACAAACACCCAGGTGACAGCGGCGGCAAGACAGGAGTTCCTGAGTAATGTGGCAGGGCATGAATAAAAGTACAGGGCGAAAGATTACAGACGCTGAGCACATCAGCCAGTCTGTTACTGACATCATTACCACGCCTATTGGTAGCCGTGTTATGCGCCGCAACTACGGTAGCTATGTACCGCGTCTGCTGGACTACCCACAGAACAACGCCACACGCATGCGCCTTATTTCTGCGACCGCCATGGCGCTGACTGAGTTCGAGCCTCGCATTCGTGTGCGCAAGGTTGAAATATACGCGGACAAAGGCGGCAAGATGCTGATGACAATTAACGCAGACCGCGCCGACAGCGGTGAAATGCTAACACTAGAAAACATACGGATGACTACCGCATGAGCCTTTTTGAACTGATTGACATGAGTCGAGTGCCAGTGCCTGACGTTATCGAGAAGCCCAGCTTTGAGGATAAGTTCTCAGAGCTAAAAGCACTAGCCGTATCACTGCACCCAGAGTCAGAAGCAACGCTTGAGCTCGAGTCAGAGCCGCTAACGAAGCTGCTGCAGGTGTTCTCATATCGAGAGCTGCACCTGATCGGTTTTTTCAATGACGGGACTCGCGCAAACATGCTGGCATCAGCAACAGGGAAAGACCTTGATGCCGTAGCTTCACGCTACAACATCACTCACCTGGTCGTTCAGGAAGAAGACAACTCAACCACTCCGCCAACACCTGCCATCATGGAGAGTGACGACGCGCTACGCCGCCGAACCCAAATGTCGTTCGATGGATTAAACACCGCCGGCAGTAACGACGGCTACGTGTTCTTTGCACTTGGTAGCGATGGCCGCGTTCTTGACGCCTACGCTAACAGCCCGGCTCCTTGTGAAATGAATGTCTATTTACTGAGCCACGAAGGCGATGGCCAGCCTAGCCAAAATCTCATTGAAAAGGTTAGGGCAACTTTTGGCTTAACGCCTGACGGCTTAAGTCAGCTGCCAGAGCCAAGCAAAGTCCGACCTCAAGGCGACCGCGTCAGAGTTTTGCCGGCGACAATTATTGAATACCAGGTTGAGGCGGAAGTATTTATTAAGCCAGGACCTGATGCCCAGGTCGTTTTCTCTAAAGCGATGGATGCACTGAATAAGTACATCGAGGACAACCACAAGCTGGGCAACGACATTACCCGCTCTGGTATTTACGCTGCCCTGCATCAGCCAGGCACTCACAACGTACAAGTGACTAAGCCAGCTTCAGACCTTTCCATTGACAAGACCGAAGCGCCTCACTGCATTGCAGTGAACGTGACGTTAGGAGGCATCAGTGAGTGATTCGCTTTTACCTTCTAATGCGTCAAAGCTCGACCGCGCAGCAGAAAAGGTCATTGAACATTGCACTCAATTCCCAGTAGACGTTCGCGACCTATGGGACCCCTGGCGATGCCCGTTAGATTTACTGCCCTGGTTAGCCTGGGCGTATTCCGTTGATAGCTGGAGCGAACACTGGCCAGAGAAAACCAAGCGGCGAGTAGTCGACAGTAGCTTTCAGGTTCACAAGCACAAAGCCACGCCGTTTGCTGTTCAGCGCGCCCTCGATGCGCTCGGTATAAAAACTAATATCGTTGAGTGGTGGGAACAGGCTGGCACCGGAGAGCGCGGCACAATGAAAGTGCTGGCACTGCTTAATGAAAACCTGACTGGAGACGCTGACGGACTAATAAACGCCAACATGCTGCAGCTAGTCACAGAATCCATCAACGTTTCGAAGCGCGGCTCTATCCATTTTGATGTTGAGCTGGGTATCAGCCTGGAAGAGTCAATTGGTTTTGCCGCCGCGCCTTCACCCGGATACGGATTACTTGACCCAGAGCTTGACGAACAACCGGTAACACCTGATGCACTGAGCGCAGCCACTGGCTTTTTTGCAGTTGAGCACCAGGTTGTTTGCTCAGACTATGACATGAACTTTGGCAACCAAATGGAGCTGTCTGCAGAGACAGAAATCTTGCTGGCCGCTGGCGTACACCACCTACAACTTATTGATCACGATTTAACAGGAGTTGCTTAACATGGCACTAACTCTTCAATTCACGGAAGCCGGCCTTGACGCCTGCATTGACGCACAAGAGCAAGGTATAAAAGCACCCATTACGCACATGGCGTTTGGCGATGCAGCTTATACACCAAGTAAAAATCAGGGCCAGCTATCCAGCGAAAAAGAGCGTATCGAGATTAACGACTGGCAGGATGGAAACAAAAACATCCGCATGGCCGGAATCTTTGACGGCGACCTTGAGTATGCCATTCGGGAAATAGGCCTATTCCTCGAGGACGGAACCCTGCTGGGCGTTTATTCAGCTCCAGGCAAAACCCTGGGCTACCGAACCCCGGCTGTAAAGGTGGTGCAGTGGTTCACGCTCAACGTGGAAGCGCTGCCATCCGACAGCGTCACCGTGGTTGTGGGTGCTGAAAACCTCAACCTGATTTTAGACAAAGAGTTCATCGCCGACGGCGCTTCGTACCTAAAGCAAGGCGCCGCCGTCATTAAAAATGCTCACTGGAATATGAATCTAAGTGAGCGCATTCGTGAAATGGAGGGCTCCGCGTGAGTACTATTGCTGAAGAAATCCAAGCGCTAAAATCTGCCTCCGCAGAGCAAACGAGCGCATCGCAAAACCTGGCACAAGAAGTATCAGGAAAGATGAGTGACATCGACCAGAACGTCGACCAGTCAATTGACCAGGTTGAACAGAGCTATGACCAGAAAGCCAGCGACTTAACCATTATTGCAACCGACGGTTACCGCAAGGCAATTGAGGACGCTTCCGGCGGACGCAATACAGTTGTTTACGATGCCCAGGGAAACCCTAACATCATGGTCGTAGTCCCACGCTTTAACATTGAAGACCTTGGCCTGACTGACCTTGATTTAGGCACAGGAACACACCCTGCGTTCTTAACTAATGGCGCCCCACGCGGTGAAATTCTCATTGGTAAATACCTGGCGTCTTCTGCTGCCGGCGGTTCTGCTGTAGTTGGCGGCCCACAGCCTCGCGTCAGCGTCGATTACGACCAAGCAAAACAGCTGTGCACAGATAAAGGCCAAGGCTGGCACATGATGTCAATTCACGAATGGGCCGCTGTTGCACTGTGGAGCATGGCGAATGGAACCGTCCCTCGCGGCAATACGAACTATGGCCGCGCGCATGATGCTCACTATGAGACCGCGCGCCGCGCCGATAATGGCCAACCAGGCGACACAGATGGCACTGGCCGCACCGACACAGGCAAAGGCCCTGCCACATGGAACCATGACCACAGCGAGTTCGGCATTGCCGACCTAGTTGGTAACGTCTTTGAATGGCTTGACCAGATGAAGCTAGAGAACGGTCAAATTATAACCACTTTAGACAATGACCCAAGCGTTGCTGAGGCTAATTGGCACAACCACCCAGCGTTCTTCGATTCCACATCAAGTGCAACTGAAGGCGGCA